GGGCTGTTACTTGACCTGTTGCGGGAAAATTGGTTTTTACTTGCGGGTATCTATCTTTTAAAATATTGGCAATGGCAGTTTCTTTGGCTATGTTTTCTTCAATATAGAACTCATGGTTTGTCCATTTAGAACGCATGACCTTAAGGCTTCTATCTGATCCTTGAACCGTGATCCTTATACCCTGAGCGGTATCTGTGATCTCAACTGAGGTAAGGATAAAAACGCCTAAAGGAACTAATTCCTCTGTTCCGTCTTGATAAGTTACACCACGGAAAATTTTGATCTCTCGGTTATATGGAAGCAAAATTGCGGAGCGATTATTTTTAGGTACAAGTGTTCCGTCAGTATCTACGAACTCAAGCGAGCATTGCCGTCTGATTGAACGGCGGCTATCAATAGTTACCTCGCCCGAAATAGGCTGAGCGGTGCTGATGATTGTTCCATTTGCCATGTCGTAAATTTCAACTTTTACGGTGCTTATGTGAGATTTACGGACTGACGATAAAAAGTTGTCAGATACGGGATACATTAAGGAGCGCCTACCTCAAAGTAATTTACCTTCGCGTTACGGATTAAGTTATCAATAGAGCCAACTTCTGTCCAAGTTCTATCTACGAAACGAACATACTTTTGACGACCTAGCGGATCGTGGACATGGAGAATACCTTGATAAATCAGGACAGGATATAACTCGTCCCATTCTGTTTCGCCTTGAGTGGTGAACTCATAAGAGCCATCAATTCCATAAATGCTAGTAGCGACCACAATAGTTTTAGACGCACCCAGAGGCTTGAACTGTCCATAAGATTCTACGATTTGAGAATTAAGCGGTTGTTGAACTCGCAATGACGCTACGCGCTTTGACGGCGTTTCAACAGCGGTAAAAGACCAAAATCCAGGATTGCTGACAAGGATTGGCTCGGTGGTTGTATAACCAGAAGAAAGAACAGCCATTAGATTTCAGCCCTCGCTTTCGCACGATAAAGAACAGTTAGATCAAAAGGAACTTCGTAATCTTCAAGTGTTGCTATCTGTGCGGTGCTTGCCGCTACTGGGCTATCTCGAAGTTCTGTATAGGTAGTGCCGCTGTCACTAGAGCGTTCCACAACGAAAGTAAATGTTGAGAATCCGCCTCTAGTCCAAGTAGGACTATCTCCAGCGTGGAAAGCAATTTTATCTATGTAGTGAATTTCGCTTGATCCAGCAGAGGCAACCTTAATTACTACAATGGCAGTTGCGGCAGTTGCGGGTGCGGTTCCGCTAACCGTACATTCATTCCACGCGCTTGCGGAATCATTCTCAGCAGTCCCAAAAACCGTTGAGAGTGTTGTACCAGTTGAGTCGCGCCATAAAATTCCGACTGAGGTGGATCGAGCAGTCGTATTTGCTTTGAATTGTGCTGTGGCTGAGAACTTTGTTGCGGGCGTAACAGTAAAGGCAGTTGCCGAGGTAGTTGTAGCCGTCATATCTCCAGCGGCAGTCGCAGTCAAAGCCAATGAAGCAACCCCACTCAAATATTGAACGGTGTTTCGTGTCAAAGAACAATTAGATAATGAAGTCCAACCAGTTGTATCAGTTTCAAGTGAAGCCTGATTTTCAGATAGCGCGTTTGTTCTTCCAAAAACAGTAACAGTTACAGCACCAGAAGTGGAGTCATAAAAGGCAGAGATAGTAGGAGAGGCGGGGGAATCAATGGATAAACTAAATTGCGAGAAAGCAAAATCGCTAAAATAATTACTGCCGTTGATTAAGGTGGCGACTCGTACATAAGCCCGATAAGTTGTTGAGTTCGCTAAATCACCTTCAAGGGTTTGACCGCTATTGTTTGAAGTAATAATTCCCGTACCCAAAGTAGGAGTAGAGGTACTAGCGCTAAATGATCCACCGCTGTAAGTTGTTGAATCAAAAATTTTAATCTCGTAGGCAGATTGTTCATTGCCATCTGTATTTCCATAAGTCCAAGTCACGGCAGGAAATGAGGTATCAGTAATAGTTCCAGTAGGCGCATTGACGGTAACGGTTGGCTTTGCGGCAGTTACAACATCAATAAAAAGCGCATAAATATTACTTCTATCACCGCTTGTTGTAGCGCCGTCTGTAATTTTTACTACTAAATTATCAATAAGTGTCTGAGTCCACGCGGCTCCTGTCGGAGCGCTGGGCAAATTTAAAGATAGATCAACTGTGGTTAGAGCAAGGGTATTTTGTTTTGTTACTGGCACTCCGTAGGTCACGGTACGACCATTGCGATCTGTGATTACGCCAAGGCTGAACTGAGCCAAACCTGCTGTGCCAACAGATATGCGAGCGCGTAAATTTACTGAGGTTACAATTTCAGATGAAGTTAAAGTTTGTGTGCCGAACTCGGCTTCATAAGAGGCAGGAATTGTGGTGCTGGTACGGGTTATGAAAGTGCTATCGCTGGAGTCGGCAAGAGCCGCGTGATCCGTGGCAGAACCACCAGAGATTGTAAAAGAGGCGGCACCATTCCAATCAGCATTAGGGCGAAGTGTATAAGTTGCCATTATTTAGCCGCCAATTCTTTTGCCAAAGTTCCAAAGACTTCCTGAATCTTATCGGTAATCATCTTTAGTTCTTCTTCCGAACTGCCAGCACTTCTTGTATTCAAAGTAATTTTGATAGCGTCTGTGCCTATGTAAACATTGCCAGCCGCAGTTTCACGAACTTTGAGAGAGTCTTTAGCCGCAACTAATTCATTGTATTTAGCCTGAGCGTTGGCAATTAAACCTGAGTAAGCCGCGTCTGATCCCATAGCACCAATAGTTGCGCCTGAGAACTCAATGGCTTTTTGTAGGCTGTTTATCTGAGAAATAGCCTCGGTGCCGCCACCAAGAATGGAAGCCGCGAGTTGAGCGCCCTTGATCGGACCTGCCTCAATAATATCTTTAAGCGCACCTGCGTCTAAGTTCAACGCTTGAAGTTGAGCAATTTGAGAAGCGAACTGCATACTCTTATTGAGGCGCTGGTTCATGTTTTCAATCAAAGATTTAGCCTTTGGAATAAATCCGTCTGGCAACTCAACGCCTCGTAGACCAGCAAATCCAACGATTGTGTCTTTTAGGCTATTAGCAAAGTCATGTGCCGCGTTGCGTAAATCATCAAGAACACCCTTGATTGAGTCAATACCCGCTTGCATCGCTTCACGGATTGACTTCAAACGGTCAGCGCTTGCTTGTACGGCTTCGGCGTTTTTATCTCCAGTTAAATCAATCTTACTGGCTTCGTTATATTTTTTCTTTTCCTCGGCTAGAATATCGCCAAATCCAAGTCCTGATTTTAGACTGTCAAGCAAGTCCTTAATTTCAGTTCCAACTTTGCCTACAAAATCCTCGGAAGTAAATGACTTAACTCCAGCGGCTAAACCAATTAAGAAGTTACCAGCCTTAATAGCGGCTTCGCTTGTTTGTTCAACAACTGTGGCTCCAAAATCAGCCTTTGCCATTTTAGCAAGTGTGCTAGAAACTATTTCTAATCCTTTAGAGGCAACTTCGGCTGTTTTTAACAATCCATTGATAATCTTAGTTCCAAATTCTTGGTTATCTACAGCATCAAAAACTTTACCCATAATCTTTGAGGCTTCTTTAGCAACTTTTACTAAACCATCTATCAATACTGTTCCAAATTCCACATCTTGTGCCGCTTTAAGACCTTTAATAACAACACCTAAACCAGTAGAAGTTGCCTCAGCGGTTTTTAAAATTCCAGCAACAATCGCTGATCCATTGTCTTTACTACTAAACTCAGTAACTTTTGCGGCAAAGTTAAGTAATTTATTGGCGACACCCGATAAAGCCCCAGCCGCGCCACCCTCATAATTACCCCAACTCTTAGAGGCTTCAATGATTTTGTTATCAATGGCGCTGACAAGATCAATAGCCTTACCTGCCGCTGCCGCAATAGCGCCACCTATTGAAATATCAAAACCGCCTTTACTTTCTTCCTTAACACCTCTTATGCCATCGGCAAGGTCGTTTAATTTATCGGCAACTTTACCGCCGCCTAGCCAATCGGGAATTTTTTCCGCTTGTCTTGCGATAAATTCAAACATATCAGCAAACTTATCTTTAACCCATGCTACAAGTTTTCCAAGATAACCACCAATTTTTTCAAAAATACTACCAATAAATTCTCTTGCTCTATCTATGCCAGCAACTACTTTGCTAAATACCTCAGCAACAAAATCTCTAAACTTTTCAAAATAATAAATTACAGTAGCAACGGCTTTAATAATATTAGCAAAAGTAACTACAAACATTGTTACAAAGTGACCAACAATTTTAATAATCACATTAAATACTGTTTCAACGATGGCTCTAAAAGTTTCATGCGTTTTAAATAAATCAATAAATGTATCAACTAAAGATTTTACTGCGCCCACCATAAACGCAAGGTATCCAAAAAAGGCTTTAACAACAAAATTTATTACTGCCGCAACTATTGAGCCAAATGCTTTATGAGTATCAAATAAATAAACAAAAGCGTCTAAAATAAATTTAACTACTCTATAAAAGAAAGTATAAAAGAAAATAAATGCGTCAATAACAAAATTGAGGACATTTTCAACAACTGAGGCAAAAGTTTTGTTAGTCGTCATTAAGGTTACAAATCCATCAACAAGAAACTTTATGGCTTTTACATGAAAAGTAACATAAGCCAGCATTGCGTCATAAACAAATTGCAGTACGGTTGCTATTACTTTACCAAAAGTTTTATTGACATCAATTAAATTACCAAAACCAACAAGTAAATTACCAATCATTTCAAAAACAAATCCGAGAACCGCTCCAACTACCTTAGCAATCGCGTTAAATACAGCAGTCATAACCTCTCTAAAGGTTTCGCTCTCTTTCCAAGCAAAACCAATAGCAATTACTAGGGCAACTATGGCACCAACTATTAAACCAATAGGATTTGCCATTATTGTTGCGTTTAAGCGAAGCATTGAAGCGGCTAAACCATTAGTAGACGCTATGGCTGCTAACTGACCGCCTGACATCAAAACTTGAGCAACTGCAAGCAACTCCATTCCAAATGTGACGGCTGCCTGAATTAGTGGAAGTGCGATAATTGCCGCTTTGTAAGCAAGGAAAGCGGCAACAAGTGTTAGAACTACAGCAGTCAGCGCCTTAGCAACTCCCGAATGTCTTTGAAAGAAGCCAGTAATCGAATTGATGATTGTGGCTAATCCATTGATCGCCTTAGCCAATATAGCAACTCCGTAGCCAGCCAATGTAGCCAAGCCTTTACCAACTGCCAAAATAACGGATACAAAAGGCTGTAAAGACCTTACTAAATTATTTATAGCGGTTCTGACTTGAGTTGAGGTCATGTATAAAGTAGCAAAACCAATAGCAATTATTCCAATAGGTCCAGCCAACATTCCCAAAGTTGAGCCTAAGATTGGAACTGCGGCAAAAACTTTAGCGCCAGCAAAGGTAGCAAACATCGCCATCATTGCCGCAACCGCTGGTAGCAGGAATTCAATTTGTCCAGCAAGATTCTTAACAGAATCTCCAACTGGATCGAAGTTAGCCTTTACTTCTCCTGCGGCTGTTGAAACTTTAGTCAGGTTATCAACTACTTCCTTCATTTTTTGAAGGAATTTTACAACGGGAGCCGTGAGTTTAATAATTACTTGCTTGACAGCCTCGATCGCTGTTCTAAAAATTACGCTACTGGTAATAGCCTTGCTTACAGATTTATAGAACTCGTAAAGGTGGAAAACAATAGGTCCAATTCCCTTTAAAAGCATATCGCCTAGAGAAACTTGAATATCATTTGTGATACGGGCAAAGGAACGGAGAACTTTTCCAGGACTCGTCATAGCCGCTTCGTATGTTCCAGCAACCTTAGCGGCTTCTTTAAGCGCTCCTGTAGCAACTGCTGTTTGCTTTTCTTGGTAAGTCAAAGCACTTGCGGATTTTCCAATGCTTTTAGCAAACGCTTCATACATTTGACCAGCAGATTTTTGGATACCAACTGATTTAAGAACTTCGCTTCGCCCTGTAATAACAGCGTGAGTAAGCATATTAAATGTTTCAGTTGAGTTTTTACCGCTAACTACGGCAAGGTCTTGAGCCGCTCTAGCCAATTCTGAGGCATAAGATAATTTTAGATTATTTTGAGCAAATTTAATGGCTGATTGCTGAGCAATTTCCATCTCAATGCCCATGTCTTTTGTGGCTATTGCGGCATCTCTGATTGCTTGATAACCAAGACCTGTTGCTTTTCCAACAGCGTTCATAGCAACATCTAACTCGTCTACGCGAGCCGCTGCCATAAATGATTTTGTGCCAAGGGCAATCAGAGTTGTAATCGCGGCGGCA